AACAACAAAAATACACACTAATAGAAACAAGAACGACTAACACCAAAGAATCCAGCGAGCACTAGCGTATTAGTCGGGTGTCACGCTAGGCACTGACTGCCGTGTCTGTCCATAGTGGCGCAAGGTGTGGCGCTCGACATGGGTGCATGGGGATAAATCAAAAAACTCACCCTTACGTATACCCCTTCAGATATTTCTGTCAAAATGAGAGGACACCAAAGACTCCTCAGAGGGACTTAAAGATTAAGGTAGCGAGGGTTAGAACGAAATCTTTAAGTCCCCTAGAGAAGCACTGATCACCTCCTAGAGGGGGTAGGTTGTGAACTGGGTGGTGGAACCTGTCATGGGTAATAGAGGGGTGGAAGCTGACAGGCTCCTAAGACTACTTAGGGAATCTTACAGGCTCCTAAGATACCTATATATACTATAGTATATCTGAACGGGGGGTAGGGGTCTTACTCTTAACGGTACTTTTAGAACTCCTACCAACTATCAATAGGTTACACAGCCGCTAGGATGTGGCTATCCGAGAGGGTTCTTACCCTTATTTCCTACTTCTTTAAGTTGGAGACTAACGTCTTCAAGTCGTTCTTCAAGGTAGTCCACTTCAGTTTGAAGGACTCTGATGTCTTCTTTAATCTGATCCGTAGACGGTACACTGATTGCTCCAACTTTGTCAGAAAGCCTTGTAACTTGTCCTCTGACTGTTTCAATTTCTTTTCCAATTCGTCCAATGTCATTGTCTTCTATTCTCACTTCTAGTTTAGTTAGTCTTGATTCCAGCAGACTAGCATTAGTATCTGCCTCCAGTGTTGCTACTTTCTCAGTTAATGTACCATATCCTATGGCTGCACCACCTACCGTACTGGCAAGTCCTAACCATAGTGCTACGTCTTGTGGTTTCATCGTGGTTGCATCTCCAATGATTGTTGTGGGTCTGCTGTATAAACTTCGTACATGAAGCTATTAACTCCTACAGCGTGATCGTTCCAGTCTAAGTTAAGTTGTGTGGGTGATAGTTCATCTATAGACACCGAAGTGTTCATAAAGAAATCCATAACTGTGTTAGTGGACATAAAAGCACCAGCTATAACGTCAATTACTACAGCATCCTGAGCATATCCTTCAATCATGTTCTTAGTGATACTAGCTTCTAGCATCCCTGAGATAGATGTATTGAACTTCTGTCTGCTAGACTCTTTAATTGCCCGTAGGTCGTTCTCAGTAGCATAGGCTTCTGCATTGATCTTAGTTTGCTGATCACCATTGACAAGTTTGTCAGCTATCTCCGTTACCGTAGCTATCTCTTTAGCAGCGTCCGTCAGAGCCTCTTTCTCTTGGTCATATGTACCCTGCTCTACGTCAATCATATCGTTCAGTAGAACGGCTGTGAGAGCCTCTGGGGTGCTGTTTACTAAACCATCAGCATAAGCTTGGTTAAATGTGTCCATCTGTTCTGCTGTCAGGTGGTATTCAGTATCATCTGCAAGGTTATAGATGATGGTAGAACCGTCTAACATACTCTCTTGTGTCCATTGGGAGTATTCAGCTACGTTAGCACCGATAATGTTGTTAATATCGGACGAAGCGTTTGCGAGATCGGTCATATCGTAGTCGTTCTCCTGAGTCTTTGCGTTTGTAGACAGCAGGAGCGTCAGGCACAAGATCAGGGTTATCTGTATAGTGTTTAAGTGCTTCATCGCCTATTTTTCCTTTGATTGGGCATGGTGTAGAGCTATTCAACATAGCGTGGAAGACTCTAGGGTCGTTACAGAGTACACTTGTAGCTGCTACCTTCAGACCTAGGGAACTAAGTTGACGGGATAGCTTGAGAAGCTCACAGACCTCATCTGAGGCAGTTGAGCCAAAGCTTAACCCTATCTGTAGGGTCTGTAACCCACGCCCACTAGCGACCACACAGACATCCTGATTGTATATAGGAGCTGAGGGGCTAACGGCAGTAGTTACAGGTGTACCTTTTTGGTTTACGACTGTTTCTGTCGTGCTTGTTATAGTTTCTGCTTGTTGGTTACTGCCAAAGTCTCCTACAGTTGCTTCAGAGGCTTTAGTTAAACTTGTCAACATTAACAGAAGTAGTATCAAAATCTTCATTTACAATTAACTCTTCTATTTGAAGAACCCACGATTGAGGAATGGCTATATATGCTCCACCCTCTTGTAATTCTTCTGCTACAATCCTTGATCGCATAATGATCACTTTGTCGTCATCGCTATGCACTAACCAACCTACCTCTTGACAAACAGCAGGCTGATGACTGATAATGTCTTCTATTGCAGTCCAGCAACCATCGCTATCCTGAGCATCCTGCCAAGTTAGTCTGACCATTGGTACATCTTTTATATCCATGTGTTCTCCCTTTTAGGTGCTTGTACATTGTGCATATTCTGGAAGCTTTCTAGCTGATCCATAAGCATATGATGTTTACGTTCGTTCATTTCTTCATCAACATCAGCAGCCATCTGTTCTACCCAATACGCAACACCCATAGCTAGAGCATCGAGTCTATCATCATGGGCAAGAGCACCACGAGTCTTAGTGACACGAGTTAGCTGGTAGGTAAGCATATAGCGTTGGGCTTTCTCAGGTGGATGGTGTTGGACACTATCAAAGTCATGCTGGATGACCTTTGGATCAATGATCAACTTGTGCTGGTTCATAACTGGCTCAAGTGTATCTATGATACGCAACTCTTTCTGCTTGCTGTGTCTCACCTCTTCTGTACTTACTGGGTATATCTTCTTTAGTATGGGCTTGAGTAGTTCAGTAAACATACCATCACCAAAGTTACTCTCAATGAGAACCATGTTGACCTTATGCTTCTTAGCTATATGAGCTAGACCTGATAGAGTCTTCTCACTGTAGCCACCTGATATACCTGCACAGTCTGCTACGTATAAGTACCCATTGAGCATCTTAACGACAGCATAGGCTGTTTCATCCTGACCACGACCAGAGGGGTCAATAACCAGTACAGAACCATCGTAGTCCACGTAGTCGCCCACAGAGGCTTCAGGTGCGTAGAACTTATCACCACTAAGGCCAACGTTAGGGAGGTCTTTAATCTCCTTGAAAACGCCATACACGAGCTTCTCAGGGGCTTGGTCTTTATCGACAGACATTATCATCAAATCTGACAGCTTTAGAGGGTATCTATCAGTGTCACTCATGGACGTATCGAGCATAAACTGTAGTGCAAACCCTGATCTACCGTAAGATAGCTCACGTTCTAGTAGGTCATCATCGTCAAATCGCTTAGGATCTACTGGCTGTCCGTCTAAGGGTTCCTTTGCCTCGTGCATAGCATCCCATAGGGTAGGTGCTAAACGTGACCCATACGCCTTCTCAGCGTATTCTACGGTAGGATAACGAGCTGGCCACACTCTTAGGTGGTATCCACGCTCAGTTAGAGTGTTATAAAGACTCATTTCACACTGAGGTGTACCAAGATAGAGGATCTTCCCTTCTGGTTTCAGTACAGCGTCAAATTCCTTAACAGCTTCGCCTAACTTCTCTCTCATCATCTGTGTCATAGAGTTATTAGGTACTTCGATGTCATCTGCTATGATAATATCTGCCCGACTGCCTGTAAGCTGACCAGTGATACCGACTGATTTAACAGAGGGGCTACCACTAGCCAGCGCAGGTCTTACGTCAAACGCAATCTTACTCCACCGTTGCTCACTTGTCGCTATGAGATGTTGGCACATTGGGAGTTCTAAGATCAGACGTTGGGTGAATGTCGAGAAATCGTCAGCTCGTTGTTTTGAGGCCGACACTACCATGAACTTCTTCTGGGGGTCGAGAAGTAACTGGTGAACGACAAACGCTGCCGTGATGTAAGACTTACCTACGCCACGAAAGGCTTCGATAATGGCTCTTCGAGGACACGTTTGGATGTACTCGGCCATATCGTATTGTACTGGAGTTGGATCAGGTAGGTTAAGGTGCTTCCAGACTATATATAAGAAGTTTCGGAAGTCCTTTAACTGCTCTGGTACGTTATCCATTACGACTCCTGTTGTTCTTCACACTAGAGATGCGAAGGTTTCTTTTAGATTTATTAAGGGGATTGCGATCTACATGGTCTATATCTTTACCATGCAAAGCAGCCTTACCATGTATTTTAACCATATCACGCCTAGATTGTTTTCTGGCATCGTTACGTCTACGCTGGGCAGGCTTCTTATGGTAACGCTCGTACTCTTGCTTATAGTTTCTAGCCATTACTTACCCTTCCATTTTACCTTATTAGCCCAGTAAGCTGCTGATGATTTACCCTTAGCTATGTTCTTGCCATGTCGGTCTCTAAAAGCTTTACGTTGCTTAGCACTGCGATTAGTTTTAGCACCTGCTTCACCAAAGCGTATAACTTTAGGTTTGCCATTAACCATTGTTTTAACAACGTGAGACTTCTTACCGCTTTTCTGTGCTATAGGTTTATTTATTTTTAAGTTATCTGTATTAGCCATTACTTCTTACCTTTTTTCACAAACCCTATTTTCATATTAGCGTAAGCTTTCTTAGAAATTGTAGAGTTCTTTTTAGATCGGCTAGTGCCAGCTTTCTTTCGTTTG